TACCTGAAGATATTCTGAACGTTGTTATTATAGGTATGACTGCAACTAAACAAAATCCAATTTATAATGCAAAGCTTGTAGCTTTACAGAAGAGGTTGGCTATAGAGGGCAAGTCTCAACAGGAAGGGGCAGAAAACATTGCGAACGAACTTACTCGTAACTTTGTTATTGGTGCGTCTACTGCTTACTATCAATTTAACCACTTGTTTAAGATGCTGAAAAACCATGTACGTATCATTCGAGAGAAGGTCAAGGGGGATGACCTTCAAGGAGAACTGTGGCAGATGTATGCGGTTTATAAATTATCTTACAAGATGATACCGGAAGGTTTTATGTCTTTAGAGTCTATTGCGATGGCTAAGGAGAAGATGTCTTCCATGGAATTTAACATGGAATACAATACTATATTTCCTTCAGAATCTGGCGGATTCTTTCCTGCGAATATTGTTGTTAATGCAATTGATTACTCACAGAAAGTTCGTTATGAGATAGTAGGGGATACCAATTCGGCTTATATACTTTTTGTGGATGCTGCCCGTACCAGCGATAACTGTAGTTTTGGGATAGCGAAGATACTTTCAACTACTGATTCCACTAGATTTGCCTGTGTATGTATGGAGGTTATTCAAGGTAGGAAATTTCAGGAGGCTGCAGCAAGAGTTAGGCAGGTATGTAGGCGCTTTAACATAGTAAGGATTGCTATGGATATTGGGGGCGGTGGTTTAGCTATTAAGGATTTACTTAACGATTCGGATAAATGTCCGGTAGGTGAAGAGCTTTTTTGGGATATGGATGATCCTAATTCTTTTTTAGATAAAGAAATGAAATTTCCAAAACCTGGTAAATTGATTATACACATGGTATCCTTTACACCTCAGTGGTTGTCAGAAGCCAACCATGGTTTATTGTCTTCTCTCGAACGTAAAGAGCTTGTATTTCCTACTCCGCTAGGTGTTGAGGACTTAGCTAATAAATCCGATAAACAGGTAGAGGAGTTGGAAAATGCTGAAGAAGAAATCCAACATGCAAAGGGTGAGATTATAAATATTGTAATGACAAAAACCCCTAAAGGGCTACCTCACTGGGATACTCCTTCTAACAAACAACGGAAGGACAGGTATTCAGCTGTATTGGGGCTTTGTCAGGAGTGTAAAGAATATATACGTCCAAATGTTGCTGACCAGGAAGTCCGAGTAGAGTTGCCGTCAGGGAATTGGGCAGGGAAGGGTACCAGCGGGGCATTATCCAAAGAGTTAGGGCTTGCCGGAGATATTTCTGATGCTGGTGTAAAGCAACGGATAGTTTCAGAGAGAAGGAAAAGTTTAATTACTAGTAAGAAGTTATCAGAGATTGCTAGTCTGAATTAAGGAGGCTTGTTGTGTCTAAAAATAATAAAGAAAATGATAATAAAGACGTTGGAGTAACTGTAGATGAGAAGAAAGGTGAAATAAAGGTAGAGCTTCCTTTTCTCGATAGGCATGAGCAGGCTAGATGGGATCGTGCTGAAGATTTTCATACTGAATATGGTGGGGGTAACTCTATATTTGGTAGTCGTGATTTCAACTCTATTAAAGCGAAGATTTCAAAAGCACAAGATTATTTTGTGAAGGATTCTTTAGTACGTAGGCTTATAGAGTTAATGGCTCAGTTTTCCTCTACTCCTGTTCAACTTAAGGGTCCACAGAAATATAAAGCTTTTTTTAAGCAATGGATGAGTGCTGCAGATGTTCATGGAGCTATAAAGAGAATTTTCAAACAACATTATCTTAGTGGTAACACGCATATAGTAAAAAGCAGACTACCTTTTAAAGGTGATATTAAAGAAAATAAGAAATTGAAATTAGATATAAAGGGGTTTAAGCAGCAAGGTAATTTAAAAAACGATTATTCTAAATGGAAAAATGATTTAGCAAAAAGTATTCAGGAAGGGGAAGCTGTAGATACGGCAGCTCGTAAAATTCATTGGACTAATAAAATGTTACCTTACAGGTATACAGTTTTAAATCCGCTTCAAATTGAAAAGTATGGGGAGCCTACGTTTGGACTTGAGCAAGTTTTTTGGACCCCTAATAAAAAACTTCGTATAATGCTGGAGAAGAAAGATACGCAGGACCAGTTTGCTATGATTATAAACAGCTTACCCATAATGCTCACTCAACAGATTAAGGAAGGTGAATCCAGAGTTGAGTTGTATGGTGATTTTTACAATAGCATATGCAGGATGAAGGATGACTATGAGTCTTATGCTGAACCGTTGATGACTCCTATTTTTAATCATTTGTTTCGTAAGGATCAAATGAGGGAGGCAGATCTTAGGGTAGTTAAGGCAGTGATTAATAAAATTCTTTTGATTAGAGTTGGGGATAAAGATTACCCAGCCACAGCTAAACAGCTTCAAGCTATTTCTGCTATTTTTAAAAATCCTTCTGATATTTTAGAATTAATATGGAATCATGCTATTAATATTAGTTGGATAGACACTGATGATGAATTTTTAAACAAGGATAAGTATAAGCCTGTCAATGAAGATATCATGGAGGGTTTTGGGATAACCAAGATATTGGTTGGCAATACTGAGGAATTGAAAGGTGATGCTTGGATCAGTCTGAGAGGGTTAGTAGAAAATATTAGCGATGCCCAGGAGGATGTAGCTAAATGGCTCAAGGATGAGTTCGAGGAAATAGGCGATATATTTAAACTGGATAGTGTACCTGAACCTACTTTTACCACTGTAAATCTTGAAGATAAAGTAAATCTTTATAAGATTTATCAGAGTATGGTAGATAGAGGTATTATATCTAATCAGGTTTGTTGTGAGCTTATAGGAGAAGACTGGAGACGTAACTTTGATCACATTAAGAAAGAATCTAAGTTACGGGAGAAAGGGGTATTGCCGGTTATGGGCTCACCTGGTCAGATGCCTGCGAGTAAGAAGGAGGCAGCACCGGAAGCTCAGCCCGGCCAACCGGGTGAACAGAAACCTACAATTACTCCTTCTGAGATTAAAGGAGCGCAGGGCCGTCCCCCAGGGACACCAACTCCTATAAGTAATCGTACACCGCCTAGAAAAAAGAATGCTGCGGATATTGAAGATGGTAAAGAAGGTAATACATTTGAAGGTAATTTGACAACCTTGGCCAAGGATGCGGTACAGGGTTTATTTGAAAGGTTTAGAGATGAGGGAAAGACGGAAAATGAAGCTGTAAGTACAGTCACAGACTGTATGTCGGGGATTGTAGTTGCTGATGTGGCTGATTTTGATGCGGCTTCTTTTAAGATAAACGGGGGTCCGGATTTAACCGATGCCAGTGTTCGTAACTTGCTTGTAGATCTCAGAAATGGGGTTAGTTCTCGGATTTTTGAATATAAGAGAAAAAATCCTGGGAAAGAAGTGACATCAGATGATAAATTAGAGGCATTGGCGGAGACCTGGGCCGTCTGTATGGCTTCTCCTAATTAATAGTAGACAAGGTGGATATTATATAGTATAATAGTTGTAGAGACAATGTGGCGGAAAAACTACAATATGCAGGTTTTTATAATTAAAAAGGGGGTTTTATGCCTTTAGGCGATTATCCTAATTTCGCTGCTTGTGTTGCTGATCAAAAAAAGAAAGGTAAAAGCGAAAAAAGTGCTCAGAAGATTTGTGGATATCTTGAGCAGAAGTTGGCAAAAGGTGCAGAAGCCATAGATAAGATAGACCAGTTTCACAAGATTGTGGACGGGGCTGCTGTATGGAAGTCTTCTAGAAAAAATGATTTGCCGGATGCCGCTTTTGCTTATATTGAGCCTGGGGGGAAAAAGGATGACACTGGAAAAACTACCCCTCGTTCCAAACGGCATTTACCGCATCATACTTCTGCTGTTAAAAGCCCCACTGAGAACAGTACTGTGGATAAGTCTCATCTACGTAATGCTTTAGCTCGGGTTGATCAGACTAGTATACCTTCTTCTGCTAAGGCTACTGCGAGGGGACATTTAATAAGACATGCCCGTGCATTAGGTGTAGGGGATTACGATAAAAAAAAGAAAGAGAAGTAAGCTTTATAAAGGGGAGGGACTGTGACATCACCATTAAAACTTATCAATTCTATGGGACGTGAAAAGGATACGTTTCAAGTACCTATCCACTCTATAGACTATGCAAAGAGTGTGGACCAGGTTCCGTTTTTTTCAAAAAGGTCAAATGTACTCGCTCAGGCTTTGGGGCTTGAGAGGCAAGTTGATTTAGCATATGGCCGGGCTCTTTTTGTTTCCCAAGGTGGAAATAAGAACGGGTATTACTTCTCCCGTAATTTACTTCTTGCTAACTACAAATCTGTTTTACTTAAACCTATTAACATAGGTCACAACCAGGAATTTATTATAGGTGTGATTTATGATGTCTCTTTATCCAAGAAGAGAAACGCAGAGAGTAGTACTCCTGAGTTCGTTTCTATTGAGGATGAGAGTATAGAATTTGATTCAGAGAAAGGGATCTTCAGTATCAGGGGCTATACGGGGGAGCTTGATGTCTGGATTAATTTTGTTTTATATAAGGCCATTTATCCGGGAGTAGTAGAAACTCTAAAGGAAAATGTCTCAGGGAATATTGATGTTGATAAGTTTTTCATTTCGATGGAAATCTATTATAAAGACTTCATGTTTCTCTGGGATGAAGATGAGAATACTGCGTTTGACCGGACTATTGGCAATTCTTATTTAGACTCGTATATCGGCAGAACCGTAGAAGGAAAACGACTATACCGCATGTATACTGGACCTGTGACCTTTGGCGGTGGAGGTATCGTCGGTGATCCTGCCGAGGTAAGGGCAACAATCGCAGATGTTGCTCAACGAGACGTGGCTCACTCACATCGTTCCGTTGTTAAAGACGGAGATGTTTATAAAATTTGCGGTCCTACTGACACAGTAGGTTTAGACAAGGCTAAGGATAAGGTTAAAGATTCAAACTCATTAAATCCTAATAAGGAGGATCAGATGGAAATTGATGTTTCTAAGCTGACACAACAGATTTCCGATAATGTCCTCGCCCGGATGCAGCAGTTGCAAAAAGAGCAAAAACTCGATGAAGCTTCTGCTAAGATTCAAGCCCAGGCCGAGGAGATTTCGTCATTGACGAATAAGATCGAAGATCTGTCTGCTGCAGGTGATGATGCCGTCAATACATCGCAGGAAGCCTTAGACGAAGCCAAGACAAAGCTGGAAACAGCTGAAACTAAAATCGGGGAACTTGAAGACAAAATCAAGGACCTTGAGTCTAAACAGTTGTCAGAAGAGGACGTTAAGGATCTTGCGGAGTATCGTACCCGTAAAAAGGTAGAGGATCGGTTTGCTGATCTGGCGAAGCGCAAAATCACTGTTCCTGCCGACAAAAAAGAAGAAGTTTCTGAGAAGCTGAAAGGCCTTACAGATGACCAGTACACAGCGTATGCTGATGCCCTGGAGACTGTAGGTGGCTTTAAAGATGCTGCTTCTGACGGCGATGGCGATGACGACGAAGGCGGAGACGGAAACGGGGATGCCGGAGACGGAAAAGCTGACGGTGATGGTGCAGGCGGAGACTCTAAAAAGGACGACGCTGCTGCAGGATCTGACGCTTCTCGGAAAGCTGACAAAGTGCTTTCTGATGCAGCAAAAAAAGGTGCTCCTGACGCCAGTTTAAGTCAGGATAGTGCTGCGGATAATACCAAACGCGGCAACTACTTCAAATCGTTATCGGGTTTAACTAACAGGACAACAGAACGTCCTCGCGGTGCCTAATAACTGCTTGGTAAATTTTAATGTCGGAGGTTAATAACTATGGATACCCCAGTTGTTAATTATCGCAAAATTGAAAGGTACTCAAAGCAGTTTGAACCCATTTTCGGCGACTATATCAAGGAAGGCTTTTTCAAAATTCAAGCCAACGAGATAAAAGGTGCCGGATACGGGGACACAGATGAAGTCCCTGAGGGCGTCTGTGTTAAACTCGCAGTACCTGGAACCTCAAAGACTAAGAATGCTGTCTATATCACTTATGAAGAGGGAGACCTCGAGATTTGTGAAGCAGACGATTCCGAAGTTTATGGGGTCACTATTCAGAAAATCGTACCGGTAGGAAGTAACTTTCCTTATCTGCGGAAGCAGTTTCAGACTGCAGTATTCCGTGGTGAGTACGTCGGCATCGCTACCGGCCACTTTGTTGGTATCCTGATGGATATGACAGGGATTGGCACTACGGTTCCTGCTGTTAAAGATTTCCTTTATGTTGGGACTAAAGGTATCTTATCCCTTGCTGGAGAGAATGGCGTTGGCGGTTCTCCTTCTGGTAAGAAAATCGCGCAAGTTATAGGTCTTGATCGTCTGCCAATAGATCGGACCGACGGTTCTGTTCTCAGTGGTTCAACCCACCAGGAACTGACTGTAAAACTCAATCTGGTACAGATGGTCTAAGGAGGTAGCACATGAGACATGAATTACTTCTTAAGATGGAATCTGGCGAAGCTCTGAACGCTGAAGAGAAGAAAGAACTCTTCATTGAGATGAGTAAGAATACTTCTGAAGCTGAACAGCTGCGGAAGGATTTCGCAATAACCAGAGGTGAGTTACTTATGCCCGTCCTGCGACAGCAGTCCTTAATACGGCAGATATTTAAGGAAGTCAGTACTGGCGGACAGCAACTTGCGTTCCCGATTCGTTCCAAAAAGATCAAAGCTGCATGGTACATGCCTTCAATCTCCGGTACTCCCCAGAGAACCGCTGAGAGCGATGAGATCTATTTTCCGACATTCGTTATACGCGGCGGTGCACGCTGGTATCTCGATTGGCTGAAGACAGGTAACTACGCTCTTATCGAGGAACTGGAAAATGACGTGATGGATGAAATCGCGTACAAGGAGAACCTGGCGGGCTGGACCCTGATTAAAGCAGCTGAGAACTCCGGTGACATGCTGGTAATCGACAAGCTCAGTGCGGAAACCGGCTTTACAGTAAACGTGATGATCGAGATCATTACTAAGCTGGAAGAGCAGGAAGACCGACGCATGATAACCGACATTTATCTCTCACCTAAGAGGTATAACGAGATGCTCAAGTGGGCACAACTCGATGTATCTCAGCTGGATGACGGCACCCGCCGTGAGATATTTGTCGCGGGTCCGACCAAAGTTTCTTCAATCCTGAAGAACTGGGGTGTGGCCTTTCACAAAAGTTATGATGCAGCTTTTGTTGATGATACCAAGTGTTACTGTTTCGATGGAACACGCTTCGGTAAGATGCCTGTTGACATAACTTGGGAAACTATACATGATGACCAGGCCAAGATGACCTGGGAAGATGGCTGGATTGGTCGTGAACAGTTAGGCTTCGGTGTAACTGACATGCCAAGTTCTTGCGTCTATAAGTTCGTATAATTTCCTTTCAAAGATGGCTATTTAGTGAGTTACCCAACTGACTTACTTTACTGGGCGGTAGGATTTGTTTCTTACCGCCCAGTGGCCATTCATTAACTACAAGGAGAAGGTCATGGAAAATACAGTAAATACTGAAGGACAGGAAAAGGCAGTTGACGAAATGGAAAAGGACGCTAACAGTGTCTCTGATGAGATTTCTGAAGGTGTAGATAGTTCGTCGGAAGTTGCCGAGAATCAGGATAATGCCAGGGGAGAGGGGGAGATAACCGAAATTACTGACAGTGACGAGGAAGTACCTGGTAGAAAAGACACTAATGTCTTACCTAATGCTCTTCCAAAATTCAAGGATCTTATTTCAGAGCCTGCAGATCCAAAGAAACTTATTACCAAGAATGAGACCCAGATAGAAAAAGCTATTAAAGGGTATTACAATACTGGTAATCTGAAAGCTCTGCAGGATTTTATGAAACTTTATATGCACTTTCCGCGTAACCTAGTAAGGAAGGCGGAAGGTTTTATTGATATTCTGGTGCAGAAAAAACAAGTTGCCGAAGGGCACACTGGACCTGAATTAAAATTGATGACCGAAAATCAGCTTATGGCCGTAGGCAATAAGATTGGTTTGTTTTTTAACGGTCGGAAAAATAAAGACGAAATGATTAAAGCCATCCTGGAAATGCAGGATATTAGTGCGAGGAGACAAAAAGTTTAATGGCAGCTACTGTTGACACAGAATCCATTGAAAAAGAGGTACTTATACTCAGAGCTACAGGGGATGAGACCGTAAGTTTTCTTCAAAAATACCCTGTCCAGACTTTGGAGGATAGCTTTAGTCTTAAACTTTACCGACAAGCTTCCAGTACAAGTGATCCTGTTGAAATGCAAGTCAACTATGACTTTTTGCTTGATCACGAGAAGGGGCAGATAGATTATCTGGTAGAGCTTAACGAGGAAGAGCAGGTTTATATAGAAGAGTATGAATATGAGACTACATACTTTAAGTATTTAAGTTCTTTTAGATCTTCTATAGGTGATGATAATTTCGAAAACATTCGTTATACAACCAACACCTTAATCAGTTATTTCCATAAAGCTATTTTTGAGAAAATAGTTCCGATGTCTGACTGGGAGTTTACCCTGGATACTGATGTTAACAGAATCGAGGAGGATATTACTGATGTGCAGTTGGGGTTCATTGTAGACTTTGCTGCACTCATATTGCAAAGAGCTGAACTTAAGCAGGCCTTGCGGCGAGCTATTGTAATAGCTGATCGTTCTTCAAAGCTTGATACGACCAGGCATCTTAAAGTGCTTCAAGATCAGGTAATTCATGATGAAAAGGAATTGAAACGTCTATTCAACGAGTATCTAATTACCTCGCAAATTGCTGATGGGAGTTTAGTGCTGGCTATAAAGAGTTCAATAAAATCACGTAGTCTGTATTTATATGACAATGCTTATGTATTAGGCGGGTAAGCATGCCGGAGAAGTTGGTCGATGATAATGTGTTACGTCTTTACAAGGATGGTATGGCCAACATGCGTGAGACCCTTGGGCGTAAGATTTTGGTTTATTTGCCAGGCGCTGATCGTACTTGTCCTAATTGTTCATGGGATTCAGTTAATCAGACAAGTTCAGGGGTCTTTGACCCAGAGTATCCCTACCCTGCTGATTTGCCGGGCCCAAAAGCATTTAGAGGCAGGTGCCCTATTTGTAGAGGGAAGGGAGTGCTTGTTGATGTCCCAAGGTCTAAGAGGATCAAAGGGCTGTGTTACTGGCTTAAGGGTCCTGAAAAAGAAATTACTGTAGCGGGTAAAACATACTATGTAGATATAGAGGCCAGTAATGTCGATATACGTTTTTATGATATTGTTGCACAGTGTGAGTATTGTGTAATAGACAGTATGAAAGTTTATTTAGCTTTTGTACCGTTGAAAGAAGGTTTAAGAGATTTGATTAAGTTTACAGCATACTTTAGTTTTGGGAAGAAAGACTCATGAGTGAACTTGTAATGACGAAACAAAATACGGTTGAGAAGCTTCTCGACTTTAAGACAAAGGTGAGAAACCAGGTATTAGAGGCAGTAGGTACAGGAATATCTCTTGCGAAGGAGTGGGTTACTCCTGAAATTATAAATAATCTGTTTGCCAGTATGGATATTTACTATGATAATAAAGCTATCTCTGTCCGTAAAGGGTACACCCCGGAAGCCTCAGAGGCTGTGTCTGAAATATTTAATACAGTTTTGTCTGAGGCTGTTGTTAATAATTTAAAAGGAATGGGCCTCTCTCAGATCACGTTACCTTATTTAAAGGATTTAGGTGCACGGTATGTCGTTTAGTTATAATAAGCTAGTCGATTTGAATGTTTTCTTTTACATTCAGTCTCAAGTCCTTTATTCTGAAGATAGTAATATGCCTTCATTTGATGAGCAGGTAGAAGATGATGAATTACAGCGAGTAGATGTTGTGGAGATGGGTATTAAAGATACTGACAATCGCGCTTTTAAGGCTGCTAATGCTAACTGGGTTTATTTTGTTGATGCTTATACAGTAACTATTAAAAAGAATGGTTTTGATATTGATCCTAATGATTATAGTATTAACTATAGGTTGGGGATGATCATTTTTACAAAGGCGTATGCTGGTACGCTGGATACAACAGATCTAATAACTGCTGACTACTATTATTTAACTGTCGGGGTTATAGATGGTTATCCTTACGACTTACTGAACAACTCCAATGCCGAGGATGAACAGCTTCCTGTGGTTGCTGTAGAGTATTTGGATGGAGTTCCCGTTCCGTATGAGTTAGGAGGGACAAGGCAAAAAGTCAGGAGTTTCAGTATTCATATACTGGGTGCTTCTGACTCTGAAAGGGATGATCTTGCTGGGTTAATAGCGAACTCGTTAGAGTATTCGGTACCAGTTACAGATTACAGGGAAGGAATGCCGTTAAATTTTGACGGTACTAAGAATTCGAGTTTTACCCCGACAGTGATAGATAATGTTGGCAGGATAGAATTCGATAACGTTAAAGATAGGGTAAATCGTGTGAAAAACCCTACCTATGCCCAACGTCATTGGAGTATAGTCACTTTTATCACGAGGAGTTTCATATGAGTTTGGTTCTTCTCTGTGATAAATGCGGGCAGCCTACGAGGCCAAGGAATAGAAATATGAAGTGTCCTTACTGTAAAGAAGGGCGCTTAACTGCTCGTGAAAATCTGAAGCCAAAATCTGAACCTATATCAGTAGGTAGTGTCTTTAAACAGACCGCCGCAGATAAAAACATTAGGGTGAGTGAGAAAATACTCTAAAATCGGAGGTAAATGATTATGGCTAAAGAAGTACGTAACATTTATCCTGGTGAGTGTCTGTTCTTGAACGACACTCAGGTGCTGAGAGTGCAAACCTTTGGAGCTTCTTCTACGCTGAACTCCGAGGACGTTAACGAACTTGGTAATTTCGAGATTGTTGAGATCGTTGACAATGTCCCTGCTGTAGCAATTACGCTTGACACGTATTGTTATGGCAGTATAGAGACAGCGGCGTTGATTGCAGATAAGGACCCTCTTCAGACCAGGTATGTCAGAGCTGCCGATTTCGAAAAGGCATCTGTTGACATTTACGCGCCGATCATTAAGGGTGAGGACTACGGTGCTACCGGGGCGGATAACCCTGATATCTATCGTACAATGTACATTGACAATGCGTTTGTCAATTCATTGACCCTCACTTATAATACTACTGCCATCGCGACAGAGAACTACGCTCTGGAAAGCGATAACAAGGCATGGTATTTTAATGAAGGTGCCAGCGTCGTCCACGGACGTGCGGATATCGCAAGTGCTACAACCGCTTATAGCGTAGAAGCAGCTGGCGATTTTACGCTCGATTCCGGCTTGGCGTTAAGTGCTGAGACTGTTATGACTCAGCTCAATGACGGTACTTTTACTCTGGCGACTGACCTCGAGCAGAAGAAAATTATCAAAGTCGTTGATGCTAATGACGGGTTTACAGTACTTAAAGAGCTGGTGTATGCGGGCTCAATTGCGAATGGCGATGTAGCTGGTAATGAACCAGCCGCAGGCTATTTTAAGGTTGAGTTAGCAGCTTCTGCGTTGCCTAATGCTGGTACCTATCCTGGTATCAACATTATTCTGGCTGCCGCTGATGCTACTACATACGACGGCGAGAAGCTGGATGTTCGCTACGTTGCTCAGAAAGGTGGTGCTTATTTTACTCCTGATACCTCTCAGATTGCAGGTTTGCGTCTGGGTCAGGTTCAGATATATCTGGCTCCCAATGTCGCTGGTACGACTACCATCGACATGGCTGCTGATGCCATTTATTGGAGAATGATAAGCGCTACTGTAACTGTTACCTTAACTCGTGAGGCTCTACTTGAGCTTGGTCACTTTCGGCCTTATAGCCGTCCGTTGACTTTCCCGATCCCGGTAACTGTTGCGGTTGAGAGTACTGATGCTGACACTGAGCTGTTTGCTAGACTCTGTGGAAAAGACTTCGACAACGATACAGAAGTGTCTATTGATGACCTTCTTAAAGATCGTAACCTCGTTATCAAGCTTTATCGCTACAACGATATCGAGAAGAGGAAAATCGCTGCTGCACTTCAAAACGAGCATGGCGCTGCTGCTATTGCTGGTTATGATGAGTCAGACGGTTCCTTCAACGAGGAAAATTCCACTCTTATAGCTTACGGCGGTTCGGGTACAGATTATGCGACAACTATTAATAATAAAACTTATTATACGCATGATCTGGCTCCTCTCAAAGTTGTTGTTGTTAAGAAGCTAATCCCGACTGGTGAAAACCAGAATCTCGCGGTTGGCGGAAACGCTACACAGACTTTTGATTTCCGTGCTGACAATGCCACCCTTGGTATTGGTGCAGGGAATGGTATGTGTCAGGGTTATAACGGCGCTAATGAAGGTGAAGCCACCGAAATTACTGCCGGTTCTAACGGATGGCAGGCTTTGAAATGGGGCGGTACCAACGCTGACATTTAAGATTTGATTAACTGGTTCTTGCATCTTTCTACGAGAGGGGTGCAGGAACCAGTTTTTATACAGGTAAGGAAATTGGAGGGAAAAATGACTGAGAAAAAGTCTAACGGGAATACTAAAGGGCAGGAAGCTCCTAAAGACAAAGGGGCTAGTAGATCTAATTACGATGACAGAAATTTTAAAAGTAAAACATTACCTGATGGTGGGGGGTTACTTTTTAATTTTGTAGAACGTAAGTACAAAGAGATGTTCGAAAAGCAGTTGGACATCCTGGAACAAGTGCTTATTATAACTGCACCTGAACGTAAGAAGGCTATGTATGGCCCTCTTAAAAGTAAAGTATTAAGGCTGGGAAATGATTCACTTAGTTCTGTATGGGAGGAGTTTACCAAGTTTAGAGTAACTCCCAAAGAAATTCACAGTGATGTTATTGTTCCGCCTTTAAAGGATGAGAAAAATACTAAGGAGAAGGATAATGGCTGACGAAAACAAAACTAATAATGAAGAACAAAAGGGAGCATCTGCTCCGGATACACAGCCTGGGGTACCAACCCCGGAAGCTGCAACTGTAAAACCAGCCGCAGAGGAAACGGAGAGAGCTTTTACTTGGGTAGATTCTACCGGGAAAAGTCAAGAGCTTGTAATCCGAAGGCCCACCGCTGAAGAAATTCAAGCGAGTGACTGGGAGTATGCGAGAGTGTTTAATGAAGCGATTGCTGAGGGCATAATGCCCAGAGCGGCTTTAATATCCATGTTAAAGGATCGCGGAATTAACTTTGAGAAAGAAGACCAGGAGATTACCATCATGCAGTCGGAACTCGATACCCTGGTTGGAGATCTTGAAGAAGCTCGTAAAAACCAAGCAAAGGAGAAAGTCTCAGATCTTAAAGACGATATAGCTGCTTTACGTCAAAAGGTTATTGAGCGAAGGACCGCTGTTAGTGACTATACACGTAGCAGTGCAGAGTCTCTTGCTAACGAAGCCAGAGATCTGTTTGTGTTGGCGACTGTTATTGAACAAAATAAAGAGCCCTATTTTAAAGCAAGTAATTCTTCAAACCTTCGTTTAGCGATGAAGGAGCGTCTTAAGAAGATTAATAAGACGGAATACATGACTTTGAAAATGCAGGCTTCTTTCGAGTTCATGACTTTTGCTAACGGGTTGTCTTCTAATTTTATGGAAAAGTTTCCTGAAAAGCAAAAGGAAACTTGGGACTGAGAAGATGAAAGTAAATGAGTGTAACACTTTCGGAAAGTGAGGTTAGACTCTATTTTACTGAGATAGCAACCGGGACAAGGCAGTTTAAGGTACGGGACGGTAACGGAAAGGAAAGGCTCGGGATATTTAGGCAACCCACTCCGAAGGAACGGAGAGAAGGGGCCAGGCTGTATAAGGAGGTGTACGATTTAAGCCTTGAAGAAGGTATTCGTACTCGCGTACAGTTAGAGCGTGACTTTATTAATCGGTACTCTTTCTTAACTGAAAGGGAATCGGCTCAGCTTAGACAGATGGAAGCAGAAATTAAACTGCTTACCAAACAGGTCATGAAGTATTCACATGAGCCGATACTTTTTAAGCAGAAGAAAGAAGATCTTGGAAAGAAAGAGGCTGAATATTACACGCTACTATCTAAGCGGAGCCACTATTATACAGAGACCGCAGAATTCCAAGCGGAATCTGCAGAGATGTTCTACTATGCGTCAGTGTGTGTACCAGACGTATGGTCTTCAAGAAAGGACTTCTCAAAGGAAAGGGATAAAAGCCTAGTCAGTCGTTTGATTTTAGAGTTGACCGCTTTTATCAGAGGTTTTGATCAGTCTACATTACGGGCAATCGCACGTAGTCCATTAGTTAGAACTCGCTGGCGTATCGCCAATAAAACCGGCAACCCATTTTTCGGGATACCTATGCAGGGTGGTAGTACTTTTTTTGCTACTCCGACTGCAGAGTGGTCCTACGACCAGGCAGGAGTGTGTTCCTGGTTGATGTATTATGATGACGTCACTCAGGCGTTTGAAGCTCCTGAGTGGATGTTAAAGGACGATGATAAACTTGATGAATGGGTACAAAGAAAGATGAAAGAAAAAGAAGCTGAACGTATTAAGAATCTTGGCACAGGTGCTCGGGATGCTTATGATCACCAAGATGTTATCGTGTTTGGAGACGACCGTGATTTATTATTTGGGGAGGGTTCTCCTCTTGCGGGTCCTCCTAAGAAATCTCCTGTTACAGGTATTTCTGATGAGAGGACTATTTTACGGAGTAAAAAGTAAATGCCGGATAATCTTTTAACCTTTGACTTTGAATCCTTAGATGCTCTGATTGCACAGCTTAAAATATTAGAGCAGACTATCCAAGGCTTTATTAAGGTACAGACTACTAAGGCAGGTAGTAAAGATCTGGATATTAATATACTGAAGAAGGGTGTTGCCGATGCAATAACCCAAGCGATGGACAAAGTACTTAAGGCTACAGGCGGCAAGTCAAGTACAGGGGTAGATATTAATAAAGTTCTTCGTGAAATGTCTAATGTGGCTAAATCTGTTGGTAAAGCTACATCTGTTGAAAAGTTTGATAAATCTGTAGTTTATTTAGAGCAAGTAATTAATAAACTGACTACCAGGAGTGCTTCTACTTTAGGGGCTAAGGCAGGAGTACCTGTGGAGTTATCCTCTGAGAGTAAGAAGGTAGTGGGCATTCTTAGTACTTTGGCTGAAAATATGAAAAAAGTAAGTGGGCTTGTTGAGCAGTCCGGATTCAGTCTGACAGAGAGAATTAAAAAGTTAGGTCTCAATATCGAGGGTATCGAAGGCGGTGAGAAGAATGCTCAAAAGTTCAAACAGTTTTTAAATAAGCTTAATACTTTTACAGAGACTTATACTGCACATGCGTCTGAGTTAGAGAAACTATCTAAAGGCGGTGCAGGGAGCTTCACTAAGGTTGCAGCATCTGTACAGGGGTTGATAGGTTTAACCTCCAATATAGGTGATGCATTTAAAAATGTACCTAAACAGGTAAAGGGTATTGAGAAAATCAGTGGGTTTGATCAAATTGTTAAAGATGTACAGCTTATGGTGCGTACTATAAGTGAGCAGCTAACAGGAGCCCTTAAAGGAGTAGGCCAAGCAGCTCCTTTATCAAATGATCTAAAAGCTGTAGCAAAATCTGTTGATACTGTTTTAAATGGAATTCAAAAAGGAATTAAGGCAAAGCTGGATAAGGTTAAGGATGTCAAGCTAAAAGTAACTGATACGGGAACCGAGGATGTAATTTCTAAGCAGCTGGAGAAAAGAGCCGATAGGGTAGGTAAAGCTATTAAGAAGTCTGAAGAGAGTCTCCAGAAGAGAATGTCCAATATAATAGGAGCTAAAGCTCAAAAGTATATTGATGCTATGGTAGA